ATGAACGGAAAAATACGATTAGATACAAGGAAAGGTGAAGAGCGAAAAAACGGATTTCCTGTTTGTGTGTTTCTGCATCATAAAGGTAAACAGAAAAAAGTAAATTTAGGTATCTATTTTGAATTAAAGGATTGGGATCTGAAAAATCAGATTCCGAAAAGAAACCCGAAATTGAATTTGTTTCTCCGAAAAAAACAACTGCTCCTGGATGAACTTATTTTTGAATATAAAACAACCAGAAAAGCAGATTTAGAAGGCGCGAAAAAAATATTATTAGGTGGTATTGGTGTTAATTCGATTTCTTTTTATGAATTCTATGAAATGTATCTGCAGGAATTGCAGAAAAAAAATAAAATATCAACTTACAATATTTATAAAACTGCTTTAGATCAACTTAAAAAGTATAGGGTTGAATTAAATTTTGATGATCTGGATTATAATTTGCTAAATGGTTTTAAAGATTGGCGCATACAATTAAATAATTCAAAAAATACCATACACACGTATTTAAGGAAATACAGGGCAGTTTATAACGAAGCTGTTAAAAGAGGTGTAATTGAAGATAAAAAGCCTTTTGCTGATGCTTTTGTGGGTGTTACCGTTAAAAGTAATAGAACCAAAAAAAAGAATATTAATAAACAGGATATTTTAAAAATGGAAAACGCCGAAAATTTAACTTTTGCAGATCAAAGAACAATTGATTTATTTTTACTACTCTTTTATTTTGGTGGTCAAGATTTAAAAGATTTGTATTATCTGGAGCGCAAAAAAATAGCAAATAACCGTATTTACTTTACACGTGGTAAGTTGGATGAAACTGGATACGAATTTGATTTAAAAATAGTGCCTAAAGCGCAAAAAATTATTGATAAATACCAGGTAAAGGGTAAATACTTGTTTAAATGGCGCAAAGATTATGCTGGCTATAAAACTTTTAGAGATAATTTTAGACGTAGTTTGTTGCGTGTGCAGAAAGATTTAGAAATAAATGTGCAGCCTTTGGGTGGTAATTTGGGTATAAAAGTGGCTAGGCATACCTTTGCAACGTTTGGGAAAAATTTATTTATTGATACAGATTTGCTGCGTGAATTAATGGGTCATGAAAGAAATGATGTAGATACTATTTACAAAGATAAATATCCTGAAAAGGTAAGGGATTTGGCGCACGAAAAAATTATAAATTAACTTTATTTAGTTAATATTGGAGTTAAATATAAGATAGCTAAAACTAAACCTATAATTAAATACCAAGCAATAAATTGTAGGTTATTTTTTATAGATTTAAGAAGTTTAATTTTAGTTTCTTCAGCTGTTAGTTCTTTTTCCATTTTAAAATAATTCTAATTTTAATGTAATTGTTTTTTCGTCAAAAAAAATGATAGATGCTTTTTTATTATTTGGATTTTTAGAAATGTAGTCGTGTATTTTTTTATTAAAAATAGTTCCTAATAGTTCATTTTCTCTATCTTTTGAGCTTGGGCAATAAAATCTTATTTCTTTTGTATCTGGTTTAATCCAAACATTTACTTTGTCTTTATTTTTGTAACTATCTAATTCGTTTTTATGAATATTAAAAGTGTAGTTTTTAGAAAAAGGTGGCTTAATTTTTTTACTAGTTAATTTAATTACTACAAAAATAACAATTATTATACATACGAATTCTATCATAGTTTTTGTTTAAAAAAAAAGTCAAATATATTAAAAAAGTGTTAATTACTTGTAATAATCTTATTTTATACAAATTAGCTTTGTAAACTATTTAAAATTAAATATATTGGTATTTCCCCTTTTTTTATCGATTAAATTAAAGCCCCGTTAAAATGTGCTATAAATTGTTGAAGGAGTACTTGTTATTTAAAAAAAATGAGGATGAATATACATCATCAGAAAAAGAAAAAATTTTAAATTCTATAAAACAAGAATTGCAATCTAAAAATACAACAATTACTTTGTAGTTTGTTGTAACTTAATATCCTCAAAAGTTAAAGATAGTTGTAATAAAGCCTCGCTAATTACTTCTAATTTTTCGTTCGTTTCGTTTTGTTGGTTGAATAATATATTCAATTTATCATCAATCTTTAAACTGCTAAAATCGTTTTGGTAGTTTATAGGTGTTTCTGCAACGTGCTTATTTCTGTATTCGGTGGTGTATTTTTTTTTAATTTCTAACTGACCTTTTGTACCTACAATTGCGTTTTCTAAATATTCTAAAATGATATTTAGAGTTTTTGCTTTCGTATTTATTTTGGAATCGTTTAAAATATTTCGAACAGTATTGACTGAAATTGACGTGTTTTTTGCAATTTCATAAGCAGTTATGTTGTTTTCTTTAACTAAATCCTTAATTAATTTCTTTAAATCCATGTCTTAACTATTTGATAATCAATATAATGTAATTTATATTAAAAATAATTCACATAAATTGAATTATATTGACCTAAATTGACATATATTTGTATCACTGTTTAGTAAATACTCTACAAAGATATATAATTAAAACAGTTTACTAAACTAAATACATTAAAATGCTATAAATATGGTAGTTGAAAAGTTAGAAGGTAGTGAGGAGTTAAGAGAAAGTTTGCCTTATGGTGCAATTGAAGAAATTGCAAAAACATTTGAGCATACTGCAGCTTGGGTTGCTCAAGTAATTGCTGGTAGAAAAAAAGGAAATACTTTAATTATTGAATGTGCTTATAAAATTTCTGATGCAAATTACGAAATTAAAGATAAGGTTCAAAAAATACTAGAAGGTTATGGACCCACTAACTAAACAAGAAAACAACATTGCAGAATTAATTGCATTTGGTTTTTCGGAAAAGGAAATATCATCAAAATTATTTATTGCAGAAAGCACAGTGCATACGCATGCAAGGAATATCCGCAGAAAAATAGATGCACGTTCTGCTGTAGATGTGGCAAGGTTTTACATTTTAGAAAATCCGAAAAAATTCTTTGTGGCTGTTTTCTTTTTATTGCTACAATCTTTTATGATGTTTCATGGCCAACATTACGAAATGAGAAAACCGTTAACTGCCAGAACTGTAAGAACTGCTAAAACAAGAAGAAATGAACATTGCTAAACTACAAATTAAGCGTATCAATATACTTTTTACCTTTAAAAGGCTTGGTTTTCGGGGGAGAACTGCATTCTATAACGTGTGCAAAAGTATAGATGTTACGCTTAGTAGTTTAGATATTATAAATTTTTATGATCATGAGTTTGTATCTGAAAATTTAGTTACAAAAATGGAGGGTTTCATCGAAAAATTAAAAAATGAGTAAGAAAGATACAATTGCCGAAAATTTAGTGAACTGTTGGATTAAAATGTTGAGAGAGGAAGGGTTTTCTTATGATGAAATGATTGAGATTTTTAGAACAGTAAAGTTAAAGGCAGATTGTTTAATAGCAAAAGCGCAATTATGAATGTAATATCTATTGATGAACTTGTAGCAAGAGGTTTAATTATTGTTCATAAAAAACAATTTTTAGATTTATTGGTAGAAGTAAACGTAAAAACTTCTGTAGATAAGCGTGTAAAGTGGATTGATAGAAAAACGGTAATTGATAAATATGGTGTTACCAGGTATTGGTTAGCAGATGCAGAAAAAGACCCTTTTTCTTATTTGCAAGTAATGAAAGGCAAAACCAAAACAGCGCCTAAAAAATATTTAGAGAGTAGTATAATAGATGAACAACAAAGACAAGCTGAATGTTAGAAACAACCAATTTTAATGCGAGTGAAATTTTAGGGCAAAATTGTAGAATAGGGAAAACGTATCCTAGTAATTGTGTGCCTGGTGTTCTTTGTTCGCCTAAAGATGAATTTGATATGATTGAAGGCTGTAATAAATGTGATAAACAAATTTGAATAACTAAAAATAATTAATAAGATGGACAAACAAATTTTACAAGACGTAAGTCAAAAGCAACGAAATGAGTATTTAAAAGACTCTTGTGTAAAAACAGAAAATTTTACATATCCAAAACATTTGGAGCAGGCAGATTTAACAAAAGAACGTAACGATTTTACGCAGAATGCAATTAAGGTATCTATTGAAGATGCAAAGTTAAAAGAAGCGCGTGAAAATTACAAAGCAGCAACCAAGCCTGTAAAGTTAGAGATGAAAATGCAAATGTCTAAAATTAGAACAGGTGTAGATGAAGTTACAGGAACTGTTTATTTAATGGATGATCAAGAAACTGGAGAAATGGGGTATTACAATGAATCTGGAGTTTTGGTGTATCAAAGACCATTGTTGCAGGAGGAAAGACAATTAAGGTTAGTAAATGATAATTCTAAAATAGCAAACTAAAATGAAAGATTTAAATATTACAGTAACAGATGGTGTAAAAACAATTGAAGTTTTACAAGGTGAAGCGCAAAAAAGAACAGAACCAACGAATGTAAATGTAGCTGGTTTAATTTCTGCACCAAAACAATATTTAAAACAGCGTAAAGATTTTATTGAGGTGGAAAAATGCCACTTAATCGTAGATAAATCTGCTGGTAGTTTAAAATTGGTTGTTGATGAAAAAAGTAAGTATGTAGATGCTATTTCTGGTGCGTTAAAAATAAATCCTGATTTCGAAAATTTTGGAATTAATGAAGGTGTGCAAAGAGATACTTTTAAGTTGGCAAATTTTATTAAAATGAATCGTTTTTTCTTTTCTGATAAAAATGTTGCTATAAAATTAGTATCAGAATTAAAGAATTTTAAAGCTAAAGTTAATAAGCAGGTTGAAGCTTCTGAAAACGATAGAGGCAATGCAAGATTTTTGTTAGATCAAGTTGTAGAATCTAATATTCCTGTTGGTTTTGATATTGATATTGCAATTTTTAAAGGTCAACCAAAAAAAACTTTTAAGGTTGAAATAAATATTAATTCCCAAAATTTTGAATGCACATTAATTTCTCCAGATGCAAAAGATTTGGTAAACGAGTTAAAGGAAAAATTGATTAATGATGAGTTAAAGGTTATTGAATCTTTATTGCCTGGTTTAGTAATTTTAGAGGTTTAGTTATGTGTGGAAAAGAAGCAGAAACAAAGAAATTACCTTATTGGATAACAGGAGTTAATCCAGTAACAGGAATGCATGAGCCACAAAGTTTAAATCGTGTTAGGTTTGGTTTATCAACCATAAAAATACCTAAAAGGGAACAAAACAGGTATAGCAATTAAAAATTAACAACATGAAAACGAAAGTTAAAAAATTAAGAAAAGTTTTAAAAACTGTTGAAAGTTGCGAATGCAAAAGAGCAGTTGAATTAGTGTATTTGTCAATTGTTTTTCTAGGTTATAAAATACCAAAAGTAGCTAAGTATTTTAAATTGTCTGAAGCAAATGTGCAGGCATCTTTAATAAAATGCGGTGTTCGCTTAAAAAAAGATAAGGAATTCAAGGAAAAAATGCAGAAAGCTGTTAGGGTGTATAATGTGGATGAAAATTTAAAATTGGTAGCTTAATGCAGACTAAGAAGCAATCTTTAATTGAATCTGTTTCCAATACTTTGATTGGTTTTGGAATCAGTTTTCTATCAACTTTTATAATTTTCCCTTTAGTGGGTGTTGATAGTAGTTCTGGTAAGAATTTAGTAATAACTATATTTTTTACGGTAGTTAGTGTGGTTCGTGGTTATGTTTTAAGAAGGTTTTTTAATAAGAAATTTAAATAATGAGTAGAAGTCATTCCTTTAGTGTAGATGTTGCAGGAGCGTATAATGTAGATATTGCATTGATGTTACAGCACATTTGTTTCTGGTACGAAAAAGTGGTTTCAGATGATGTGAATAAGTTTAAAAACGAGCATTGGGTGCGTATGAAATTAACGCAAATGAATCATCAATTTCCTTATTGGGGTATTTCTAAAATACGCCATTTAATCGATAAAATGTTAGATGAAAAATTGATTAAAAAAGGGGAATTTAACACCAAGAAAAACGACCGCACAAAATGGTATACTTTAACTCAAAAAGGTAAAAATTTATTAAATATTTCTGGTGCAAAAACACCTAAAAAAGTGAGTGCCGAAATTGGCAATAACAAGAGTGCCGAATTCGACAGTCTGACTGCCGAAATTGGCAACTCTAAATATAAGGAAGTAGATATAAAAGATATATACTTCTACTACAGTGAAAAAATAATTTCAAATAAATCTTTATTAGAAATAATTGCAATGCAAAATAGAATTAAAATAAATACCATAAAAAACAAAATTGAAGAGTTTGTTTTGCATTGTAAATCAACTGAAAAAAAACACAACAACGATGGTGATATTTTTAGTCACTTTTCGAGTTGGATTAGAAAGCAAAATTTACAGGATGCGAATTTAGAAACTGAACTAAATTGGTTTATTGATGTTTTTAATAAAACAGCAAATTCAGAATATAAAATTACAGATACTTTAAAACAATTATTTGCAAAACAGTTTGCTGTTGGTTTTTCTGGAGCAGATTTTAGAAAGGCAATTGCTAATTTGTACAGTTCATCACCAGTAAACAAATTTCATGTGCAACACCATTTCAAATTTGCAACTCCAGAGTATTTGCTAAAAGATGAAAATATGAACAAATATTTAAATTTTAGAAAGTAAGATGAAAACAGCAAATCAACAAAAAATAGAAGATAACGCAAATCATTGGGATGTGGAGAAGTCTGGTAAAAGATTGCTTTGGCGTTTCTCACAAGATGAAAAAGGAAACTTTAAAAACTTTACACCAAATGAAAACGATTACAATGCGTTAAAATCTGTTTTAAGTTGGATAAATAGGCAATCTTCTGGAATTATAGATAACAGTCCTTTGTATGCTAAATTGTACATTTTGCAGTTGGTTGGTGAGATTAGAGAGAATAAAACAACCGTTTTTAATGATCTTGTTTTTGATAAGATTTCAAATCAATTATCAAAACCTTTAGAGTTGTTTTATAGCACTTTTTATGAAGATTTATGCTCCAATCAATTGAATAGATTAACAACCGAAAACTTTACAGATGTAGATGGTAAAGCTGTTTTAATGGATGAAAAGAGATTTAGAGAAACGTTTCCATTGAGTTTGGTAGTTTCTAAAATGAATGAGCGAATGATTGCAACCCTACATAGACGAAGTTAAGATGTTTGATTTAGAAAAAAAAGTAGAGGAGCCAAAGGATTCCGAAAGTTTCTTAAAGGATATTTTATCTAAAAGAATACAGTCTACAGATGTAATTACATCAGCAGAATATTTAATGAAGATTGATGGTGTTAAGAAAATAAGCAAAGATAATATCTCTGGTTTTATTGGTTTAGCAAAGAGTAGAAAGTCGTTTGCTGTTACTATGTTTGTTTCTGCTTTGGTTGGTGGTTTGAATTTGTATAATAAGTTTCAGGCATTAAAAAAATGCAAAGTTTTAGCAGCAGATACAGAACAAAGTGCAGATGATGTGCAGTTGGTTACAAAAAGAATAAAGCATTTAGTGGGCGATGAAGTAAATCTATTTATGTACGCGTTAAAACCATTCAATCCTACAGAAAGGTTGAATGCTATAGAGTTATTATTGATTGAGCATAAGCCAGATGTGTTGGTGATTGATGGTATTAAAGATTTGATATATAACATCAATGATCCTGTGGAGTGTACAAACGTAATGTCAAGGCTTCAAAAATGGAATGTTGAATTTGATATTCATATCTGCTGTGTGTTGCATCAAAATAAAGGTGATGGTAATGCAAGAGGTCATATTGGTACAGAATTGAATAACAAGTGTCAAATTTTAATAAGAGTAACACAGAACGAAAATGATAAAACAATTAGTCATTTTGAGGAAGTGTTTGGTAGAGGAAAAGGAATTGATGGTTTTGATTTCTTTGTAAACAATGAGTATAAAGATTTTGGTATTCCAGAAGTAGTTACAACTGGTTTTACTGAAGGAGATTTAACAGCTGATCCTTTTTAAAATGCAAACAAAAGAACTAAATATTGATATAAATAAAGCTATGAGTATTTGTATAAGGAATGGTGTAAAAGTATATCCTGTTCCTGTTGGTAGAATGTTTGCTATTGAAGTAGATAAAAGTTCTGGTGAGTTAAGAAGGTATGATAATTTAGTTAGTTCTAAAGAAGTGGCAACAGCGCAAAGGAAAACATACATAGCTTGGGCTAAATTAATATTAAAACAACAACAAGATGCCGAAGTTACCAACAGTTAAAAAGAAACCATGGCAACAGGAAAGAGTTGTTCAAGGTAGAAGGTTGCATGATAACTCTAAGTTTTATAACGATCGTAAATGGCGTAAAGTTAGTAAGGCTTATAAGTTGGCAAATCCTTTGTGTGAATGTAAAGATTGTAAAGAAAAAGAGTTGTTAAAACCAGCTCATGTAACAGATCATGTTAGAGGTTTGCAGTTCTTATTAGATAACAAGCTAGATCCTTATGATTATAAAGAATTACAAGCAATGAATTCGAGTTGTCATAATAAAAAATCTGGAAGAGATGCTCATAAAAAGTAAATAAAATAGGGGTATGGGGTAAAATCACTAGACGTGAAAAACGCTGTACATCGCCTATAAGTTAGAAAAATACTCATAGTAAAAATTAAGGTAAGGGGGGTATAAATCAATAAGTTATAAAAATATAAAGATGGATATTGTACATAATAATTCAGGGAATAAAAAGCAAGATGATAAAGAAAATGAGGTTTCATCTTTGTATCTAATTTTAGAAAAACTACCAAAGCCAGAAACTTCTATGAAGTTAAATGCAGCTCAAAAAAAATGGTGGTATTGGTTTGGTAAAGAATTTGTTTCAACAAAGCAATTTTCTAAAGTCGATTTAATCCATTTGCAAGATATATCTGTTGCAATGGATATGAAATGTAAATTGATAAATTTAATTAACACAGAAAATAAAAAATCTGCATCAGGTGTTGGTGGTATTGTTCAAAAATTTACTTCTGGAGCAACAAATATTACAGGTTACCAATCTGCTTTAAAGGATCAAATAAAAATACTATCTGATGTTTCTGCACATTTTGGTTTATCAATAAAAGATAGAAACAAAATAAAAGCTGTAGAAACTTCTACAGGTGGCCAATTAGATTTATTTGAAGAAGTAATGAAAAAACTACATGGATAATATGAAAACTAAAATCACTTTTTGCTTTAAAAATGATGAACCTGTTCTAGAATCAATTGTCAAAGAATTTTCACAAATAGAATTTATTATTGAAAAAAAATATTCAGAAAACTATACTGTAATCTTTTTAACAATTGAATCAAATGTGGATGTTATTGATTATGAATATATTTCTTTGGATGGTTCTTTGTGTCAATTTGAATCTATATCTTTTATAAACTAAATGCAAATACCACAAGAAATACAAAATTCAATTCCTTTTCAATATGCAAAAGATGTTTCTTCAGGTAAAATAGTTTGTGGTATTAGAATAAAACAAGCTGTTAAAAGGTTTTATAAATGGATAGAAACTGCAGATGAAGATGGTTATGAAATCGATTTTAAAAAAGCTAAAGTAGCAATAAATTTCTTTCCTGCTTTATTGAATCATACAAAGGGATCAATGGTTGGAAAACCTTTTGAATTAGCTCCATTTCAGCAATTTACGATATTTAATGTTTTTGGTTGGGTTCATAAAAAAACTGGTAGAAGAAGAATTCGAAGAGTTTACGATAAGCGAGGTCGTGGAAATGGTAAAACAGCAGAAATGGCTGGTTTGTGTTTGCTGATGCAAAGTTTTGAGAACGAAAGTCAATCCGAAGTTTATATAATAGCAACTAAAGAAGCGCAGGCAAAAATATGTTGGAAGTTTGCAAAAAACTATATTATTCATCAGCAGGCAAACCCAATGTTAAAAAAATTAGGTTTTAGAGTAAATCAAAGAGAAATATTCTTTGATCCATTAACATCAGTTATGGAACCATTAGGCAAGGAGTCTAAAACACAAGATGGCTTGTCAGCTCATTTTTTATTAGTGGATGAATATCATGCACACGCATCAGATGAATTAAAAGAAGTTTTAGAATCTTCAATGTTAAAAAGAGAACAGCCTTTAACTTATCATATTACAACTGCAGGTTTTAATGTTTTTGGAGTTTGTAAAATGTATGAAGATATGTGTTTATCAGTATTAGAAGGTGTTAATAAAGACGATAATTTATTTATAATGATTCATGATTTAGATGAAGGTGATGATTGGCAATTGCAAGAAAATTGGGAAAAGTCAAATCCGCTTTGGAATTATGGTTTAAATCTAAATGAATTAAAAGATTCTTATAAAGATACTATCAACCAACCCAGTAAAATACCAAATTTTCAAACAAAACATTTAAATATGTGGGTAGATGCGCCTACAGTTTGGGTAGAAAGTAAGTATTGGGATGCTTGTATGGTTCCTATTCAATATGAAAACTTTGCAAAATTAGGTAATTGTGGTGGTTTAGATTTAAGTTCTACTACAGATATTACAGCATTCGCAGTTGTAAGTGAGCCAGATGCAGAAGGTTTTAGAGATTTAGAAGTTTGGTGCTTTTGTCCTTTAGATACCATTGAAAAAAGAAGTAAAGAAGATAGAGTTCCTTATAGATATTGGTCAAATTTAAAAAGAGAAAACGCTAAAGATGATAATGATACGTATTTAATTGCAACACCTGGTAATATGGTTGATTATAGAGTTGTTTTTAATAAAGTGGAGGAAATATGTGCAGAAAGAAAAACTAAACATGTTGAGTATGATAGAAAGTTTTCAGCAGGTTTAATTTTGCCTTTGCAGGAAGCAGGTATTGAATTATCTCCTTTCACACAAACGTTAATGAATTATACAAGTCCTACAAAAGAATTTGAACGTTTATTGATGTCTGCAAAATTACGATCAGGAAATAATCCTATTTTAAAATGGATGCTTTCAGGTTGTGTTCCAATCACAGATACAAATGAAAATGTAAGATTAGATAAATCAAAATCAACAAAACGTATTGATGGAATTATTGCATCAATAATGGCAATAGCAGGAACTTTATCCGAAGAAAAAGAACCAGAAACTAGTAAATACAATGATCCAGATGTAGAGATTGTTTTAGGGTGATTTGTTAAAATAAATACTAAACCAAACGAACACCTACAGTTTACGATTAATTATATACGGTGTTCTTAAATGTAAAAATTATGCAAGAAAATTTTAAAGAAGAACTTACACATCAGGAAAAATTAGAGTATTGGAAAAAATATGACCCTATACACTACAGCGAAATGACAAGCGACCCTTGTGGGCATAACACAGAATCTAGTTGGTTTGGTATAATTATTTTTTTATTGGCAGTAATAACGTTCTTAATTTTTATTTTTTAGAACGGCTACGGGTATGTTGTCGTTTATTAATAAAAAAGAATGAATAAAATAGCAATTATAGGACATAATAATACAGGACTAACCACAACGTTCATGTTTATGAAATGTTGCGAGTTTGACAACGAGGAATTTCCAACGGAAATTCAGAAGTTGGCAAAGAAGCAACTACCAACGAACAAAGCACGAACCAAAAGCAATTTTTTATAAACGGTGTTGGCAACTGATAAAAAGCCACATTAATTTTGATAAAAATTAAAATACACAACAATTGAACGATTAAAAACTACCTTTAATCGAATAAACGTAAAATAATTACGTTTTATAGTTGTTTATCGTAAAATAATTACGATATTTGTATAAGCAATAATGCTAAAACAATTTTAAAATAAATATTATGGACTTTATTAAAGGATTTTTTTCAGAAGAAGTAGCACAAGAAGAAAGATTAAACGTTTTAAAACACATTGAAGAAAAAACAGCTTACGGTGTTAATTTTACAGATGCAGTTGTAGTTGAGGGTGAACCAATTGATAGTTTTGTCGGTGTTTTACCAAGGTGGGATGTTAAATTGATTAGAAAATAATGGAAATAATTAATCAAAAAATAAAAGAGCTTTACAAAAATGATAAAGCTCTTTTTGCAGAAAAGATAAATGTTGCTCCTAAAAATTTATCTAAAAAGATAAAAACGGTTGAAAATAAAATTGAGTTTGTAAATGAGTTTCTAAACTATTTAGATTTAGAAGTAATAATAATCTCAAAGCCACAACAGTGAGGTGGCTTTTTATTTGTTGCCAACGGACAGCTATAAGATTAAGCGATAGCGACCCGCAGGGTTAATTTTATAGCGTGTTAGTTACTGTGTGTAAGCGTTGGCTTAATGAGTGTAGTAAAGGGTTGCTTTTTTGCAACTGTTTACGATAATAAGAAAATAAAGAATTATGAAACCAATAAATGTAGTATCACTTTTTAATGGAATGAGTACAGGACATACTGCACTTGATAACCTCAATATTCCAGTAGGAAACTATTATAGTAGTGAGATAAAACCACACGCAATAGAATTAACACAATACCACTACCCAAACACGATACAAGTTGGCGATGTTAATAATTGGAAAGAATGGGATATTGATTGGAAAAGTATTGATTTGGTTTTAAGTGGTTCGCCTTGTAAAGATTTATCTATTGCCGGAAAGAGAAAAGGAATAAACGGATCTAATAGTGGTTTGTTTTGGAAATTTATTGAAATACTTAACCATATTAAAAGCCTAAACCCAAATGTTTTATTTTTTCAAGAAAACGTAGGTTCTGCACCAAAAGAAGATATTGGAATAATGAGTAGAGCAATGGGAATTTATCCAGTAAGATTTAATAGTAGTTTAGTTACTGCACAATTAAGAGATAGATATTATTGGTCTAATTTTAAAGTTACAGAATTTGGAATGTTTGACGATTTAGTTACAGATATTCCTGCACCAAAAGATAGAAAAATAATGTTTAAAGACATTTTAGAAAATGGATATACTAATAATGAAAAATCACAAGCATTATTAGAAAGTGAAGCAAAAACATTTGGTTACAAGAATATGGAAAAGTTTACCAACCTAATGAAAAGACGAACCGAAAAAGGAAAGCAATTACCAAATATGGTTTTTGTAGATAAAGACAAAGCGAATTGTATTTTAGAAAGTGAAAGCCGACCGCATAATAACCAGGACAGTCTTTTGAAAAGAAGCGGAAAAGGATTTACAAATATTGTTTACGTTGAAAAAGAAGAAGTAAGAGTAAAAACCAATACAGTAAAAGGCTATGATGTTTTAACAGAAAATGACTGTTTAAACTTATCGTTTCCAACTTCTAAAACAAGAAGAGGAAGAGTTACAAAAGGAAAATCACCTTGTTTATTAGCAGGAAATGAGCCTTTATACTCTCTAAAAGATTATACAGTTAGAATATTATCTAAAGTGGAATTATGCAGATTACAAGGCTTTCCAGATAATCATTGCGAAATACTAACAAGAAATAAAACAGCATCTTTAATCGGTGATGGTTGGACTTTGCCAATGGTAGAACACTTTTTTAAATACATACCAGAAGCAATAAATTTAGGAAATAAACACGAACCTTTAAAAAGCAATGAACTTGTTAAAGCGTAGGCGGAAAAAGGGAAATGTGTTGCTTTTTCGCAACTCTTTTACCGAGTGTTGGAAAAAAGCGGTGGCAGACACATTGTTACCTGACGAAGTGAACTGTTTAAAATACTATTTATTATGAAAAAATGGACTAAAGAAGAAGAAAAAGAATTAGTGAGGCTTACTGAAAATGCTTGGGATTGGAACTTTCCAGGTTATGATTGGGTAAGAACTCTCTTAGAAATTGATTACCCGAACGGTCGAACCGTGAATGCAATTAGGCAAAAGTACTATAGTATTTTAAATTGCAGGTAACGTTCATGTTTATGAAATGTTGCGAATTTGACAACGAGGAATTTCCAACGGAAATTCAGAAGTTGGAAAATGAGCAACTACCAACGATAAAGCACGAACCAAAAGCAATTTTTTATAAACGGTGTTGGCTTTAGTTTTGGTTTAGAAAATAAAATAACAAATTATAAAGTAAATAATTATGGATAAAAAGCAAATAGTAGCGTATTTAAATATGCTAAAAACGGATATTACAACTACAAACAGGGATGAGATTATAGATTATTGCATTAATGAAACAAAACAAAATATCGAGAGAGAAACTAAAGAAAAGGAAATCTTGGAATTGTTAAGTGGGCTTGTTTCAGATGTTGGTAATCTTTTATGTGACGTTGCTGATTTAGATTATGAATGGCAACAAGCAGGTTATTATGAGGGCTCAAAACTTTATTTAAAAGAACTAAGTAAAAATTAATGCCAACGGATAAGTTTATGGCACGTTTGCCTATTTATCCGAGTGATTTGCAAATGGGCTATAAACTGTGTTAGTTACTGTGTGTGAGCGTTGGCAAAAGGGAGTAGTAAAGGGTTGCTTTTTTGCAACTATTTACGATAATAAGAAATAAAGAATTATGAAATATAGAATATTAAATTTATATGCTTGTTTAGGCGGAAATCGTTTTAAATGGGATGAAATAGCAAAAGAATTAGGTATTGAATTAGAAGTAACTGCTGTTGAATTAGATGTTTTTTTAGCTGAAATGTACCAGCTTCGTTTTCCTGGAGATAGAGTTATTTGTACAGATGCTCATAGATATTTATTAGAACACTATAAAGAATATGATTTTATATGGAGTTCTCCACCTTGCCCAACACATAGTAAAGCAAGATTTGCAAGACACGAAACAACAAAATCTGAATACCCAGATATGAAACTTTACCAAGAAATAATATTCTTAAAAAACTATTTTAAAGGTAAATTTTGCGTTGAAAATGTAGTGCCATTTTATGAACCATTAATTCCTGCAAAAAAACGAGGAAGGCATTTGTATTGGACTAACTTTAATTTACCAAACTCTTTAAATGAAAGAAAGTGTGCTTTTATGGAAAGTAAAAATGAAGTTCAAAAATGGAATGAATTTCATCAAATAAATGTAAATGACTATAAAGGAACTCAAAGAAAAGATAAAATAGCAAGAAATTTAGTTGATTATGAAGCTGGTAAAACAATATTAGAAACTGCATTTGGCATTATAAAAAAACAAGATGTTAGCCAAGTTGCAATGTTTTAATTAAAGTGGAGACGGAAAAAGGGAAATGTGGTGCTTTTTCTGCACCTCTTTTACCGAGCGTTGGAAAAAAGCGGTGGCAGACACATTGTTACTAACGGCTACGTATAACGATAGTTGCTGAATGAAAAATAACATTAACAAATAATAATAAAAAAAATAAAACGATGAAAGCAAAACATTTAAAAAAAGTACCAGAAGCAATTGAAAACATCTACAAACAAATCAGTGAAGCAAATTCAAATAACCAATTTAAATGCTTTTTACCTCACTTTATTTATGTAACTGATGAAACTAGATTGCAATTAATAAAAGATGGATACAAAATTTACGAAGGTAATTGGGACTCATTAATTACAGGGTTAATAATCGAATGGTAGTTTTATTTTTTTGTAATGATTGAAAAACGACCATTGTAAAAAAAGAAACGACCTAAGCAATTATTGTTATACGGTGTTCTTAACAGTTGCCTAATAACACGTACTGATTGGTTTTGAGTAAGGCAATTGTTTAGAACGTTCGATGTATATGGTTAGGCGTTGTTCCGAAGGAACAAAAGACTAAGCAAGTACAGAAGAACCATTGATAAATTATTGAAGAAATAAAATAACCGAACGCTTAAATATATACAGTGTTCTAAAATGTAAAAATTATGGCATTTAAAAAAGAAATTAAGTATTTAGAAGCAAAAAAATTAAAAGTAAAAGAAAGAATTTATGATTATGAAAATAGTGAATTAATAAAGCACAATAAAACTTTACAGTATTGTGTAAAAAAGCGAAAAAAAGAGGTTAAAATCTTAGAAAATATAATTGAAGCTTTATCTAAAATTGATGATAATTAATAATTTTTATTTTTTAGAACGAATAAGTTTAAGGATAGTTGCGATTTAATAATTAATAAAAACAACAAAGAATGACTGAAAGAGAAGAAATAATAATACTTAAAAAAGGATTAAAGTTAGCTGAATCTATATTAAAATATGAACAAGATAGAAACAAAAAACTTGTAGCTTCAAATAGAGAATTAACCAAGCAATTATCTTTAAACAGTGTTGGTTGTAGTTATTCTTTGCAAGAAGTTCGTGAAATAGCACTAGAGCTTACTAATGCATCTATGTACGGACACTCACATAAGTTAACAAGATTTGAACTGAAGGATAAATTAAGCGAAATAAAAACCAAACACGGATTAGATTATAAAGAAGGTATAGATTATGTTTTAGAATAATTACTACCAACGAATAGTAATATGAAAAGTTGCTGAATTAAGCACAAAACTTGGTAAATAAGCCAAAAAATAAAACCCTTTTTTAGCGTTGGGGATTGAACGCTATAACTTAAATAAATAGTAAAATGGCAAAATTTAGGAAGAAGCCTGTGGTAATTGAAGCCTTCCAATTAACTTACAATGTTGCAAAAGGCAAAGAGCCAATACCAACTTGGGCAAAAAAACAAAGCGAAAACGGTACGCTAAAAGTTACTGTTACTGATAAAATAGAAAACTCGCAGTTTGCAAGTATTAAAACACTTGAAGGCGAAATGAGAGCTGATGCAAATGACTTTATTATACAAGGTGTAAATGGCGAAATATACCCTTGTAAGCCTGATATTTTTGCAAAGACTTATGAAGCTGTAGAAGCCTAAACCAAAAAGCGTTGGCAGAAAAAGGGTTTTATTTTTCTTTCGGTTAAGCACTAAAGTTAGATTAAAAGACCGAACCAAGCAATTTTTTATATTACGTGTTAAGTACTGGTTGCCTAACACGTAATGCTTGGTTTTTGAAAGGGCAACTTGTACTTAACGTATAGTAATAAGATACGTTGCTTTTTTGCAATGGATTTTATTACGTGTTAGTTACTGCTGATAAAAAAAAGCCAGTGGTTTTGTGAAAAACCAAACCCATAACAGTGAGAATAATTTAATAAACATCTTTATTTATTGAAAATATCATAATAATTAGGTAAATACCTAAAATAAGTTGATTTTTATTTGTGTATGTTTAGGTAATTGCCTAAATTTACATATAATTTAAAACCAAATATTATGCAGACAGTTAAAGCAATAAAAGAAAGTGTAAATGTAAGTGAAGTACTTTCTAACGATGTAAATGAGATTTATGAAGGATGTACTGAAAAACAAGTAATTAATTGGACAACAGCCTCTAATATTTCAAGACTAATTGAAAATGTATCTAAAAGATTTTCAAATCAAGTATCTTATAGTGTTACTAATATTTATTTCGAAATCACTAACGAAGAAGTTATTAATCTTTTTAGAGAATTATATAAATTAACTTCTAATAAATTTGTAAAATCTGTGTTAGTTTCTGTTGGTAAAAATAAAAAATTTACAGAAAAACAATTGATTACAATAACTGATGAAATTATAAAATTTGAAAATCTAACAATTAACTTTTAATATAAAAATTATGATAACAGTAGAATTAATGGATGTATTATCCGAAGCAAAAAAAACAGGTGTTATAGGTTGGTTAAAAATAAAAGATTCAAGTAAAATTGTTTCTAATTCATCTGGTACGTATTCAATAAACCCAACTATTTATATTCAAAATTATGTACAAAAAGAAGTAGGTGACGAAATATTAATGTTTGGAAAAAAACAACTAAATATTACTAAGCTTGAAGAAGATTTGAAAAAGTATATAGGAATGGATGTTTCTTTTTTTGTTGGAGGAATTTCTTTTAATGGTGTTTTATTAAATACAACTATCGAAACAATTAAAAAAGAACTAGATATTGATAACTCAGATTTTGCAGAAATGTTTAATTATAAAAATGCAAATAGTTTTGCAACTTCTTCTGCTTATAAAAGGATATTAAAAGGATTAGTTTCTTTTTACAAACTAATAAAAGAGAGTGATAACATACAGCCGTAAAGATTGGATGGCTTTTTTTTAGCAGTTGTTACTAACACCCCAATAACAACACCTTAATAATAACTCAATAATACAAAGAAAAATGAACAACAAAACTGCTATTATCGAAAAATATAAACACTTATTAAGTTTAAAATACAGTAGGAGAACTATAGAAAGTTATTCAAATTATGTAGATGATTTTTTAAAGTTTTCAAAGAATGCACCATTAAGAATTACAAACGAAGATTTTCTAAATTATAATATTTCTTTAGTAAAAATGAAGGTAGCTGATTCAACCAGGAATGTTGCAATTTCTGGAGTTAAATTATATTTTAAATTTATACTCAGTAAAAAAATTAAAGAAAATATAGCTATTAGACCAAAAGACAAAAAGAAAGTTGTAAGGCATATAGAACATTTTACTTTAATGGAAAAAATAAGCAATACAAAAAACTTAAAAGCAAGATTAATTTTAACTTTAGGGTATGGTTGTGGTTTACGTTCAGATGAAGTAAGGAGTTTAAAAAGAGCAGATGTAAATTTAAAAGAAAAATTTATTATTGTAAATGGTAAAGGGTCTAGACAAAGAAAAATGCCAATTAGTAATAATATTATAGATCTTATTTTAGAATATGGCTTTAAATACAAACCAAAAGATTATTTCTTTAATGGTCAGGTAGTAAAAGGAATTGCAAAACCACAATATTCTGCACAAAGTATATTATCACTCGTTAAAAAGAATATTGGTGACCATAGATTTCACGATTTAAGGCACAGTTTTGGAATGAAGTTATACAGCCAAGGTATTCCTTTGGAGCAAATAAGGAAATTAATGGGCCACAAAAAAACGGAAACCACAGAAGTTTACGCTTACGCATCAGAAAATATGCTTTTATCTGTAGAAATGCCAATATAAAGTAAGGTTAAGTTATTGTAAAACCGAACTTTATCCCGAAATTTGTAGAGAACAAAAGCAAATTAACTACATGCAGCAATCTCCAGAAGAATTTAAAAGATTTATAGAATCTAAAGTGTTGCCAATAGCACAAAAATTAGGTACTCGTCAAGGTTTTTTTGAGTATTGGTTTAAAATTCTCCCAAAATGCAAGAGCCATCAAGATGCTTTTGATCTTGTAAACTTAATGCACTTAAAAATATTTAAAGAAGAAAAATACAGTTCCTTTACTTCTTTTAAAGTACAAAAATCAAGGTATTTAAAAAAAACATCATTATGAGTGAAGTTCAAGATTTGCAAGATAAAAAAGAAGTAATTATTTTAGATTTGTTCTTAACAACCCAAAACAATTCTGTAAATGAAATTGTAAGCACATTGTTGGTAGAGCATCAAATAGAAATAAAAAAACACACAGTACATACTGTAATTAACAGGTACTTAAAGAATTTACAAAGAAAATGAACAGCATTAAATTATTAGCAATTGTTTTTGGTACTTTTATAATTGGTTTTTTAACATCATTATTGTTAGATATGCCAGTATTCCAGAATCCTGTAAGATATGTTTTAGTAATTCTACTAATTTTAATAGAGCTCTATTTTGGATTTCTTATGTATCAATTTATATCAACTAAAAAAGAATAATTGAAATGAAAAAACCAATATATAATTGTCAAGATCGAAAAGAAATTAGGGAAATAGATTGTACGCTTACTGCTTTTAAAAAACTAAATTTAGCTTTATTACATTTATTAAGAGATTTCGAAAATAATTTTAAAAATATGTATCAATTTATATCAACTAAAAAAGAATAATTAAAATGAATATACAAGAAGCTAAATTGCAGATAGATAAAACTTATGCAGCATCTAAAAGTCTATGTTTAGAATTGGATAGGTTATCAGAATCTATTAAAAAAATGACTGCTCCAATACCTCCTAAACCAAAATCAAAATTTCATAATTAAAACAAAGTAATCATTGATTACCTAATTAACTTCAAATAACCACCAATTTTACACCATCTAAAAAGGTGTAAAGGTGTTATTTTCAGCAATACAACATAATAATCAAACAAGATCTGCAGCAACAACTGTTGGGTCTTCTGGTTTGTTTAATTGGTTTGGTGGTGCATCAACCAAAAATGGAACACCCGTAAATACATCTTCAGCAAAAACACTATCCGCATTTTATAACGGAATTACAATTCTTTGTAATGATTATGCAAAATTGCCTAAATCTGTAATTATAAAAGATGGCAATAAACGCACAAAAGACACTTCACACCCAGTAAATAGGCTAATTTCTAAAAGGCCTAATCAATACATGTCTGCTTTTAATTATGATAGTATTATGATGCAATGTGCCATTTTAAAAGGAAACGCATATTCAGAAATAATAAGAAACCCTATTACAGGTAAAATAGAATCTAGGCAATTTATCAACGAAAATGATACACCTGTTACTGTAAAGAAATTTAATAATCAGCTGTATTATCATTTTGATGGTAATGTAATTGAAGCTAAAAATATAGAACATGTAATTGGTTTTTCAGAAAACGGAATTACAGGAATTGGTGTTGTTGCTTATGCTGCCAAATCTTTAGGAGTTGCTTTAAGTAGTCAAGAATTTGCAGAAGAATACTATGCTTCAAGAGGTGTAGGAATGGCTGTTGTAACATCATCAAAAGCTATTGAAAATCAAGCAAAAATAAGATATGCAGGTGAAATTGAATCTCGTTTTACATCAAAAGCAAACTACAAAGTAGCTGTAATTGATGATGCTTCAACTTTTCAACATATTTCTTTAACGCCACAAGAATCTATGTTTTTAGAGACCAACAAACACGCTATTGGCGAAGTTGCACGTTGGTTAAATATTCCTACACACAAATTAAAAGATACAGAAAACAGCAATTATTCCAATATGGAAAGCCAGAATATAGATCATATTTCTAATTCTGTTTTGCCTTGGTCCATGAAGTTTAGACAAGAACAATCTGAAAAGCTTTTCACAGAAACCGAAATTGAGCAAGGATATCAAGTACAACATAATTCAAATTCTCTTTTAGAAGCTGATAAAAAAACACAAGCAGCGTTTTTATCAACAATGATTTATGCAGGTGTTTTTACTAGAAATGAAGTAAGAGGTTTGTTTGATATGAATGAAATTGAAGGTTTAAACGATCCATTAACGGCTGTTAATATGCAAACCAAAGAGCAAATAGATGCAAATCTTAAAAAATTAAGTGATGAGTAAAGATATTAGAATGGTTACTAGAGATGCTTTTGTGAGAAATACAACTGCAGAACAATTAGAAAACAGACAAGTGGAGTTTGTAATTTCTTCTGAAGCTGTAGATAGTTATAGAACTGTTTTTAAAATGGATGGTTGGGATTTAGCTTCTTATGAAAGAAATCCAATTGTTTGTTATCAACATAGAGCGAATTCAGATGATCCAGATAATATTATTGGCACATCAACTGTAAGAATTGAAGATGGTACTTTAATTGGAACTATAACTTTTGAAGATGCAGAAGTAAATCCTAAAGCCGAAAAGATTTTTAGAAAAGTACAATCTGGTACTTTAAAAATGGCAAGTATTGGTGCAAGTGTTCAAAAAGCAAGATTAGGTTTAGAGGAAAATGGAGAGGAAAAAGATGTTTTGTATTTCACAGAACAGCGTTTAATGGAATGGTCTATTGTTTCTATTGGTTCAAATCCAGATGCTCAAAAAAGGAATGCGCAAACAGTAGAAGAATTAAGAGAGTCGTTTAAAAATAAAACAAAAACCACTTTCGATGAAAATAAAAGAAGTCTGCGAGAAGCAGAATTATTGGTTAATAATTAAATAAATAAGAATGAAAAGTTCAGTAGAATTAAAACAAGAACGCGCTTCTCTAAAAGACAAGCAAACAGCTTTAATTAATAAAGCTAAAACAGAAAAAAGAGAAATGTCAGTAGAAGAAAACACTTCTTTTGATGAGTACATGGATCAAAGAAATGCTTTGGATGCTCAAATTAAAAGAGTTGAACAAATTGAAGCAGATCAAAGAGAAGCTTCTAAAAACGGAAAAACTGTTGGTGGAGAAAGAAATGCAGAAACTCCAGAAGTAGAGCAACCATTTTCTTTTCAAAGAGCAATTAACAATGCTCGTAAAAACCAAGTTCAAACAGGAGCAGAAAAACGTGCTTTAGAAGAAGGTTTAAAAGAAATTCAATCAAGAGGTTTAAATATTCCAGAAGGTATTGGAGTTGCTATTCCTTCAGAAATGTTGGTTGGTCAAAGAGCGCAAACAGTTACAGGGAATTCTGGAACTAAAGGAGGTGCTTTTGTAGAAACTGCAACTGCAGTTGTTATGCCTTTGTTACCTTCTTTAAAAGTAGAAGAAATGGGTGCAAATGTTATGACTGGTTTAAAAGGTAATTTAAAATTACTTTCTGGTGGTCAATTTACATTCTCTTATGTTGCAGAAAACGCAGATGTTTCTCCAACAGATGTTGTAGTTGATGGTGTTACTTTATCGCCAAAAAGATTATCTGGTGTTGTAGATATTTCTAACCAATGGTTAATTCAAACAACTCCTGCAGCAGAAGCGCATATTAGAATGTTAATTGGAAACGGAATTCAGAACGCAATTACTACTGCTTTTATTAATGGTCCAGGAGGTGTTGCTCCAACAGGTTTATATTCTGTAATTACAACCAATGTACAAGCAGGTATTGCAGGTGCTCCTACTTGGGATAATGTTGTTGGTTTAGAAACTTCAATTATTTCTGCAAATGCTACAGAAGAAAACTTGTATTATTTATCTGATGCTCCTTTAAAGGGAAAATTAAAAACCACTAAAAAAGATGCAGGTTCTGGTATTTTCTTATCAGAAAACGGAATGTTAAATGGTCATAAACATGTTTCTACATCTTTAATGCCAACTTTAGATTCTGGAGTAAGCCATCCTTTAATTTTTGGAGATTTTGGACAAGCAACAGTTGGTTTCTGGTCTGGTGTATCTTTTATTGTTGATCCTTTAACACAGGCAACAAAAGGTATGACAAGATTAATTTTTAACATCTATAATGATGTTGCAGTAGCAAATGAAAAAGCATTTGCAATTCGTAAAAACTTTACAGTATAGTTTTAGTTGATTATTAGATTAGTTGTTCATTGTAAAAGCCTTTGTTGTGTTGGCAAAGGCTTTTATTTAAAAAATTAGTAAAAATGGCAAAACCAAAAACAGTAAAAATTAAAGTTTTAGAGCCTTTAGCAGGTAAGTATCTGTTATCTCACAATGTTGGAGAAATTGTTACTATGGAAGAGAAACAAGCTATCATATTGGTAGAAAACAAAGATGCAGAATTCGTAAAATAAAACAATGGCTAGTTATATAGAAATTCCGTTTTCGGCAGAAGAAACGCCAGCGCTAATTGTAACGCTTGCAGATTTTAAAAAGCAAATAAAAGAAGTTGCTCCAAATGAAGCTCATGATGAGGATGATATTTGGCAACTCTATTTAGATGCTTCTGTAGAAGAATGTGAAGCTTATATAAATAGAGCTATTGAAACTAAGAAATACAAAATTTCTGGTAAATCGTTTGCGGAAATTGTAAACCATAGCCTACACACAATTATTTCTATTGATAAAATTGAATACAAACCAGAAAACTTTACTTCTGGAGAATTAACAGTTTTACCTACAGAAAATTACTCTTTGCAAAGAGTAGATAATGTAGAGAATAAACTAGAATATAATGAAGGTGTTGCTTTACCAACAGTAAAAGAATATACACCAGATGCAGTACAGATTTACATAACTGTAGGTTTAAGTAAAGTATCAAAAAAAATAAAGCAGGCAATTTTATTAAAAGCGTCTGCTATGGATCAGTTGAGAACTGATTATGTAAAAAACAAAACAACTGCATCAGAAACATTGTTGCAGTCTTTTAAAAAATATTAATTGAAAATACAACTTGGCAATTTTAAAAGTAAAATACAAATTTTAAGCAAAACCAAAACAAAAGATGCTTTAGGTTCTGCTACAGAAAATGTTGCCATTTTAAAAACCTGTTGGGCACAGCAAATAGAAGTTGCTGGTAGTGAAGATGATGAGGGTAAAGTAAGGGTAATGTTTGATGCAGCTTTTATAATTAAATACGATAAAGATTTACATAAAGGCAAAGCTGTTGGTATGGTTGTTAAAGATCAAGATGATTTTGAGTTTGATGTTTCATCAATTATAGAAGTTGAATTTCGTAAATATTTACGAATAAATGCAGTAAAAAGTGAGTAAAGATTTTATTGAAGTAACAGGTTTTCAGCAGTTACAGGATAAGTTAAAATCTATTTCAAATGATAAGGTAAAAGAAAAAGAGGTTTTAAAGCTTTTAGGGCAGTTAGCGAACCCGATGGTTAAAGCTGTTAAAGATATTACACCAGTATCTAAAAAAGTTCATATTCAGAAAAGGAAAAAACAAAAGTTTGGTACTTATATAAAGCCAGGGACTGGAAAGAAAAGTATTGGTAAAACAATAATGCGTAAAGCAAGAAACCCGACAATTTATATAAGTCCAAGAAGTACAAAGAGAGCTGATGGTTGGTACTTAAGGCAATTTGTAATTAAAGGTACAAAAAATATAGCTTCTAATAATTTTGTTGATAGAGCTCATAGAGCTAATCAAGGAACTATCACAAAATCAGCAGAAGTAAAGATTGCAAAATATATTCAAAAACAAATAGATAGGTTAAGTAATGCTTAAAGATTTTTCAGAACAAATAGTTACAGATTTAAATGCTTATCAGCCTTTGAAAGACTTGTTAGATTCAGGTAGTGTTTCTGCTTTAATTTCTGAAGAAGAGGATGGTTTAAATTTTTGCAATTACTATTTAAAAAAGAATCCAGGTATTACAAAAGATAATGCTTCTGAATATCAATTAATAGTAGAAAGTTGGTCTGATACCTATACAAAAAGTATAACGATTGCAGATGAAGTTGCAAATGCTTTAGAAGCTTCAGAAAACCATTATACGTATTTAACAGCAGAAAGTGATCCTATAAGATTAGCAGATGCAAAACAAACATTTACAGTAACAAAACAAATTTTTAATATTAAACAGTAAATATTATGGCTTTAGATTATAATGGAAATATGCGTGTAAAAACGTCTACAAAAACAGTGTTGCATGAGCAGGAATCTTCTTTGTCTATGACAGTTGCAATGCAAGAAATAGCAACAAAAGATATTGTTGGTAAACAATACAATCCTCAAGATTTAGACTGGTCTATTTCTGGATCTGGAATTTTAGACAATTCAGAAGGTGCTGCACAAATGGATGCTTTGGCTTTGGCAAATGCTTTTAAGGCAAAAGAATTAGTTCCTGTAGAATTTACAGATGATGTTGCTGGCAATTTAGCAGTTTCTGGTTCTGGGTATTATGAATCTTTTAATATCAAATCTACCAACAAAGAAAAAGTAACGTTCGATTTTTCTATTAAAGGAATTGGTGAGCCAATATTTGCTTTAAACACTTAGAATAAAAATCCATGGAAATTAGTATCAACAACAAAGAGTATAAAATAGTTTTCAATTACAAGTTTGTAAAATTTGTAATGAAAAAGAATAATTGGACAAAGTTTTCTGAATACGATAAGTTTCTACGAAAGTTTGGTTTTGATGAAAAAGAATTCGGACCCGAACATTTAGAGTTATTTGCAGATTTAGTTTTGCTAGGTATTTCAGCAGAAAAAGGAAAAGCAATTGCAATTCCTTTAGATGATATTGTTGCGTGTTTTTGGGCTGATATGGATTTGTTAAAAGAAGTTTCTACTTTTTTTATGGAGTGCCAGCCAAAATCAAAAGAGGTTGTTGATCCTGTTGCCAGGGGAAATTAGAAGGATCAAATGAACCAGTTTCATTTGATCCAACTTTTGACGATTTAGAAATATTAGCTTGTGGCGAAATTGGTTTAAAAATCAATTATTTCTACAGTTTAACACCAAGACAATTTGATAATATTTTAGAAGGTTACAGACGTAAAGAAGAAGCAACTGTAAAGCTAAAATACGAATTAAACAGGGATTTAGAATTTTCAATTATATCACCTTATTTAGATGATAAAAATTCTAAACATCCAAAAACTATTTTAGAGTATAAAAAATTCCCTTGGGAAACTGCTCAAAAACAAATTGAATTTAAAAAACCTAAAACAAAAGCAGAGCAACAAGCTTTTTGGGATAAAGTAGATAAAAATAAATAATGGCTGGTTTAGCGTCTATAAATATTAAGTTTTCTGCAGATCTGAAAGGGTTTTCTACTGCTATGCAAAACAGTTCTCGAAAAATTGAAAAATTCGGGAAACAAATGCAAAGTGTTGGGCAAAATCTTACGATTGGTTTAACTGCTCCTTTAGTTGCGTTTGGTGCAGTTGCTTTAAAGAATTTCGATAAACAAGATAAGGCTGTTGCACAATTAAATGCGGGTTTAAAATCTTCTGGTAGGTTTACAGATGAATTATCAGATAAATTACAAAAACAAGCTTCTGAATTACAAAACAACTCTTTGTTTGGTGATGAGGATATTTTAGCAAATGCAACTGCACAAATTTTAACGTTTACAAATATTTCTGTAGATAAAATTGCAGAAGTAAATTTGGCTTCTGCAAATTTAGCAACACGTTTAGGAACAGATTTAAAGTCTGCTTCAATTCAGTTAGGGAAGGCTTTAAATGACCCAATTACAAACTTATCTGCTTTGTCTAGATCTGGTATTCAGTTTTCTGAAGATCAAAAAGCAATGATTAAATCTTTGGTAGAAACCAATAGAATTGGTGAAGCACAAACTTTAATTTTAGCGGAATTAGAAACACAATATGGTAATTCTGCAAAAGCAGCATCTTTGGCAGGTTTAGGTGGTTTAAAACAATTAAGTAATTCTTTTGGAGATTTAACAGAAGATATTGGAGGTATTATTGCAGGTGCAATTTTGCCTTTTGTAGATACTATTAAAGGTTTAGTTACATCGTTTCAAAACCTATCACCAGAAACAAAAAAGTGGATTGTTATTTTAGGAGGTGTTGGTGCAGTAATTGGTCCTATTTTAGCGTTAGCAGGTACAATATTGCCAGCAGTTTTAGCGGGTTTTGGTTTTTTGATTAGTCCTATTGGGTTAATTATAGCAGGTTTAACAACGGTTGGTGTTATTATTTATAAAAATTGGGCGCCAATAAAAGCACAATTAGTAAATATTGCTAATTATTTTATCGATTTATACAACGAATCTACAGGATTTAGAATTGCAGTTGAAGCTGTTGTGTTAACTTTTAAAAGCTTATGGTCTGTAGGTAAGTTTGTATTGTCTGGTATTGGTTCTTTGTTATCTAATTTAGGGGAAGCGTTTGTTTTAAATGTAGATATAATGGGTAAAGCTTTAAAAGCGGTATTAACCAACCCACTTTCTGCAGCAGATGCTTTAAAAGATTTGTTTTCAGATTTGGCAAAGGGTGCAATAACCACTTTTGCTAAAACATCGGCTTCTTTAAATAATGATTGGCAGAATTTATTAGGTAATTTAAATACAAATACTAAAGAAGCTTTCGATAATATTAGTAAGCGTGCAAAAATAAAGTTATTAAAAGAAAATGTAGATACTGATGCTTTGTCAGATATTACTACAACAATTCCAGAGATAAAGATACCTGTAAGTTTAGTTCCAAAAACAATTACATCTAGCGCAAATAAACCTACTGAAGCACAGCTTGGTGAAATGACTAAAGTTGATGCTCAAGAAGTTGTTGAAAATTCTAGTGGCCCATTATCTTTTGAGGATTGGAAAAAGGAATTATTAACCTTTGAGCAACGTTTAGAATCATTTAGTATTAATGTTTCAGAGATAATGTCTTCTGCAGCTAAAGGAGCTTTAGAAGGTTTAGGGGTTATGATTGCAGGTTTAGCTACAGGTAATCTAACTTTAGGTGATGTTGCTGGTAATTTACTAAGAATTATTGGAGATATGGCTACTTCTTTAGGTAAAGCAGCTATTGAGTTAGGTGTTGGTATGTTGGCTGTAAAAGCAGCTTTTACGAATCCGTTTGCTGCAATTGCAGCAGGTGTTGGTTTAATTGCTTTGGGTGCTATAATTTCTTCAACAGCAAATATTACTTCTGGGAAAGATGCAGGTGCATTTGCTAATGGTGGTATAGTTGGTGGTTCTTCTTTTGTTGGGGATAAATTGTTTGCGCGTGTAAATAGTAGAGAAATGATTTTAAATGAACCACAGCAAAGGAATATGTTGGGTTTAATTGGTGCAGGGAATTCACAGCCTGTAAATGTAACCTTGCAACCTTCTATAGATTTTGTTGGTGATAAGTTTAGAGTGATGTTAAATAAGGTTGATAAACGTAATTTCAGAAAGAAATAATGGATATTAACTATGTAGACATACAAATAATAGATACACAAGAAAACGATCGTGTATTGTCTTTTGAAGATACTTCTGTAGATGCTGTAAAGTTAATTTATAATGGCCAAGATGATAAATTTGCTAATATATTAACCTCTGAGTTGCAATTTACATTTTTAGTAAAAGATAATACAGAAGGTAAGTTTTTTCATTTGTTTACAGGTTCTGAGACGCGTTATAAGGTGGAGTTGTTAGATGTTTCAAACCCTACTTACCCAAAAAACATTTGGACTGGTTTTTTGTTATCAGAACAATTTGAGGAGCCATATAAAAACAGTGGTTATTTTATAACGTTTGTGGCAACAGATAGGTTGGCTTTGTTAAAAAACACTAATTATGTAGTAAAAGCAAAACAATCTATACTTAATGTTATTAATAGTTGTGTTTTAAAAACAGGCTTAAGTTTTCCTATTTTCTTTTCAGAAGCTATACAAAATGCTGGTTTTAATATCGATTATTTAGATTTAGAAGTAGATACAGCATCCTATTTTAAAGAGGAGGAAGGTTTAAGTTATTTTACTGTTTTAGAGCATGTTTTAAAAAGTATTGGTTGTTTGTTGTTTTTGTTTGAAAACAAGTGGTATGTAATTGGTTTAAATAAATTTAAAGAACAAACAATTTCTTTCAAAAAATATACTTCAGGCATTTTTCAGGAGTTAGAGTTGCAACAATCTTCTAATTATACAAGAGCTGTTTTAAATGATAAATTTATTGCAACACCTGTTATTAGTATTGCATCCCCTTTAAAAAATGTTACCATTAATTGGGATGCTGATTATGGAGAATCTTTATTTCCAGAAGATTTAGTAACGCATTTACCTGTAAATATTGAAGCAAATATCGATGATAGAACTGTAAAATATTGGGAGGTTGTAACAAATAAAAGTGTGTTGGTATCAGTTTGGTTGTTGTTGTTAGATCCTTCTTTTGATTATACAACCATAGATTTTTTAAGCTACTACCAAGGTTATAAAGCTGTAAAAAATACAAGTTTAGAAGATGTAAATCAAGGGCCATTTTTATTTATAAATTCTATAAATGCAGGAACTGTTGTTTTAGAAGATTTAGAAACTAATTATATAACATTGTTAGAAGATGTGTATATAAAAGGATCATCAGATTTAGAGCGTTTTGCTTCTTTAGAGTTGGAGTTTTTTATCCAGAAAAATATTAATAAAACCCAAGCAGAAGTACAAGCTTACTTTGGTATTGGTGGTAATATTACAGCAGTTGCCAATAATGGAAGTGGTAAGGCTAGAGTTACAAGTGCTGGGCATCAATTAACCACTGGCGATTTTATTCAGATTTCTAAAACTACTGTTTATGATGGTGCACAAGCTGTTACAGTTATAGATGGTAATGTTTTTGATATTGATATTGATTTTGATAACAATAGAATTGGTGAATTTAAAATTTTGCCATTTGCAAAAAATTTCTTTTACGCAATTACAAGAAAAGAGCATAAAACATCTACAGAAGAAGAAATTGTGTTATCGAATTTTACAACTGTTGGGATTCCTGAAAATAAATTTGGGTTTGATATTTCTTTTCAAGATTTTGATATTAAAGGAGTATTAAATGTAGAAAAATTTCTTTTAGAGGAAGATGGTTTTTATAACATTCGCTTATATCCGCAAATAACAAATCCGTTTTTAGGAGATTTTTTAATTTACAAAAAATGTAATTTTAATTTAGAAGGTTTAAGTGAAATTGATTTTAATAAAAAACGAGCAATCGATTATACTACAAAATTAGATTTAGATGTTTTTCATTCGTCGAGTGCTTTAAATTTATCTAATAGGTCCTTTACGTTTTCCGATAGTTTTAAGCAACAACTTTTAGATGGTGATATTGTTCCTGGACAATTAATTGTAGAACCAATTTCTTACAGTTCGGAAGTTAAATATTTAAATGGATTCCCTTTTTACACAGCAATTGAAGTGGTTTTAACAAAAGGAGATTATTTAAAAATTAGTGCTGGATATACAGTATATGTAGTTAAAGTGGGTGAAACTGAATTCACAGAAATTACAGCAGATAGTTATATTTTAAATGAAAATGAAGCTGGGGAGTTTGTGTTAGTGCAATTGGTGTATTCTAGTTCTACGTTTGTTACTATTGATGAAACCGATGTAATTTATATAAAAGCAGAAGATTTAGGAGTGAGTTTAAATTATGCAGAATACTGGCTAGATAAATGGCGAATGTATGATGAGGAAAACGATGTGCCAATGTATGAGGTGCTTGTAGATATGTATCATAGCCTTTTGTGTGAATATAATTTGTTGGTAAATGGCACTATCTTAAATCTAGTTTCTCCATTAGAGTTTATTGCTTTTTCTTTTAAAGGAGATCGCTTTTTTTACCCTGTAAATCTGGAGTTGAATATTCATCAAAATACAACAGAATTAACAATGATTGAAGCTAAAAACCAAATTATATCAGATTATGAGTAGTAATAATGTAGTGCATAAAATTTCAGTTTCTGTAAAAGCGCATTTTGGAGATCCAAAAAGAAAGTTCGAAAATGTTGCTGAAGATGATTTAGCAGAAGATGGTTTGTTTGAATTTAGTTAAAATATAAAGATATGGCTTTAGTTAAAAGAGGTGAAAAAGGTTCTCCAATAAGTGGTTCAGAATATGATGCAGTTGTAGAGCAGGTAGAAATTAATGATGCTGCAATACAAGTTGTGCAATCAACAATACAAACATCGGAAGTTATTTTTTCAGTAGCTTCTGAAGCAGCAATGACTGCAAAGTATAATGATGAAGTTACAGCAGGTAGAACTCCAATTGATGGTAAAGAGCAAGTTTTTAGAACAGATTTAAACGAGTTCTGGAAATGGAATAGTAGTTTAACTGTAAAAGGTGAGTTTTCTAGAACTTACTTAGAAGTTGCAACAGAAATCACAGAAAATAACCCTGATTTAGTTCCTTCTAGTTTGTTATGGACTTTAAAGCAAGCTATAGATGAAGCTTTAGGGGATAAATTTAATACTGCTGATTTAGAAGGTTTAAGCACATCAAACCCAGATGATGAAGACCAAACTAAACTTGCACAAATTATTGCTGTTAAAGCTTATGCAAATTCAAAAGTAAAAAACACTTTTGATGCCACTAATGAAGTAGATGCTGGTAGTATGAAAGCAACCTTTGATAAATTTAATCCTTTAGGAGATTTTACTATCACTAATTTTGAAGAAAAAGTATATAATGCTAGTAATTTAACGGGTGTAGCTTCTGTTAATGAGTATACTTCTCAATTAATTCCAGTTGAAGATATTTTTATATTTTCATCAACAATATTTAGAAGTATATCAGAAAATTTTTCGTCAGGAGTTATAGGTTTTACAGATGAAAATGAAAGTAACCCTCAAATGTTGCTTACAGGTTGGGATTTTGCAGTTCCAAATAGTTCAGTTGTTACATTAACTGATTACGAGTTAACAATTCCTGCTACTATTAATTTTGTAAAACTAACAAATAGAAAAACAAATCCTTTTTCTTATAAGAGAAGATTTACAACAAGTGAAAAAGTATCTTTTGAAATACTTTCAAAAACAGCAAATTCATCAGAAATTTTAAAAACTTCTGAAAAATTAGAGGTTGGTAAAGAAATTTACAATAAAGTAAATAAAGAAATAATTAATGCTGATAAAATATTAGTTGATATTTTAAAAGATACTTTATTTACCGATAATGAAGGCTTAAAAGTTTCAGACTTAACACCACACACAAATAATGATGAAAGGGTTTCAGATTTAATATCTGTTGAGAAATTTGTTTTAATTTCTACTTCTTTATGGAAAAGTTCTAGTCCTTTATTTTCAAGCGTAATAGTCGGTTATGAAGATGTTAGTTCCACAAATCCTACAATTTTAGTAAATGCAAATGATTTTTCTAATCCAACATCAAGCACAGTTACGTTAACTGATTATAAGTTAACAATACCTGAAAATATAAAATTTGTAAGAGTTCCAAACAGAAAAACAGCACCTTTTAAAATAGAAAAACTAACAAATTTTGAAGGTGTTTCATCAGAATTAATTGGAAAAGTAATTGATTCAGAAAACGCATCTATTTTATCAGAAATTTCAGAAAATAAATTAGACGCACGTGGAGAAATGATTATAAATAATTCAAGATTGGCATCTTTAGAAACACATTCTCAATTACACGATTCTCAAATTTTAGTAGATAAAATAGCAGGAAAATTAAGAATTTTAGTTTTTTACAGAACGATTGATAAGTATGTTTTATCTATCATTTCAGCAGTTACTTATGAATTAATTGAAACAATAGATGTTACTTCTACAGTTGGGTGGGCTCCAAGGATGTATAAAAAAGATGCAAATACTATTAGACTTGTTTATACAATTAGTAAAACAGATGTTTTTTATAGAGATTTTTCTTTGGTTGATGGAACATTAGGAACTCAAACAACTTTTAAGGTTGCTATTAAAGTAGATGCTTCAACTTATGACACAGCAGTAGCATTAACTTTAGATAGATTTTTAGACCACGTTGAAAACACAACAGGAATAGACTATAGAGATAGTGCTTATGATACTTTTGCAAGTAGAAACGTTTTGGTTGAAGATACACAACAAATTCAAAAAGTAGGAAATATCTATTATTTAACTTGTCAAATTCTGGCAGATACTATGCCTAATGGAGATACAGGAGGTATTGCTTGTTTAATGTCGTCTACAGATTTAGATACTTGGAAATTATTAGACCCTATTTCTATTTCTACAGATGTTAACGAACAAAGAGACCATGAAGTAAGTGCTACTTATTTAAATGGAAAATGGCACGCATTAACTCGTTATAACATTGGAGGTTTAAATATTGGTGCTCCAGCAGGTTATATGTACTACACTTCTAATGATGGTAACTCTTGGACAGATGGTGTTTTATTAGATTTACCAGACGCGTTAAATGGAATTAGACATGGTATTTTTAAACATAAATTAAGATTAGCACAGCCATTTGGTACAAGTTCAAATAAAACAGATAAAGAAGTAGCGTTGTTTATTTATCAAAAAATTCCATCTATTTATGGAGTTAAAGAATTTGATAACACAACTCACAAATTAAGAACAGAATTAGTATTGTGTTATACAACTGATTTTATAAATTTCACAAAAATAGCGAACATTTCAGATAGGGATAGCTTGACTTATCCTTCAATTACTGTTCATCAAGACACTGTTTATTTGTCTTGGAGTTCTGGTAAATTGAATGGGTTGTTTACATCTGCTATTGTTTGGAGTAAATATAATCTTTCTAAAATTTTGTAGATAAAAATGGGTAAAGTAAAAAACACCATAACAAACATTTTAGGCTTAATCTTTTGGGGTTTTTCTGTTTGGGAAATGAGAAAGAAATAAAAATAATACAATAAAAATATGGAAAACCTAACCCTCCTACAACAAATTTTTGCCTTTCTAGGAACTTTTATCACTGGTATAGGTACATTCTGGACGTGGGTAAAATTCAGAAAAACCAACGAAAAAAAGAATTTATTAGAGCAATTAAATACCATGTTAGATGAAGTTTCTAAAATGAGTGAGCAAATGTTAGAGGATAGGTTGAAACTCTCCAAGTCTAAGACTATGGAAATTCAATATAAAACAGCAATTGAACGCATTAAAAATGCATGCAATGAATGTTCGGAAAAGGTAGATGTTGTTTTAACCCAGTTAAATTTAAAGCAATAATGGCAAATCTTATTCAAAATAAAATAGACGAAATAAACAAGGTAATTTCAAGAGCAAAAAAAATGACTTTTGAAAATTTAGTTACTTGGGAAGAGCTTTCTAACTGGGCAATTGGAGAGCAAAGAAATATTAGTGGTTCCTTAAATTTAAAAATTTTAGAGGAAGATAATATCATGATTTTCAAAACTACCATTCCAGATGAATTTGTTAACCATTGGCACGATTTCTTTGAAAGTAATTTCTTGGTAAAAGGTAAATTAAAAGATAAAAAAAGGATCTACAAAAAAGGAGATTGGATGTATTATAAATTATTGGAACCTCATTTTATAAAGAATCTAAAAGAATCTATGAGTGAGCCTGCAGAATTAATAGTAATTTTTACGAGATAGCTTTATGGATAAACTAACATACCAAAGAATAGAAAAAGCACATCCTTTAATTAGAGAGGAATTAAAAGTACTTTATACAAAAGCAAACAATGCTTTGGGTAAAGGTGTTCGATTGCGATTTTCTTGGGTTTTTAGAACTCCAGCAGAACAAAGTAAATTGTTTAAAAAAAGACCAAAAGTAACGAATGCAGATTCTTGGCAATCTATACATAACTATGGTTTAGCATTTGATATTGTTTTACTTTATGATAATGATGGAAATGGAACATTTGAAGAAGCTTCTTGGAACACGTTAAGAGATGGAGATAATAATGGTGTTGCAGACTGGCTAACAGTAACTCAAATATTTGTAAAGGCAGGGTATCAAAATGGATTTATTAGCAATGGTAAAAAGTGGGATTTACCACATTTTCAAAAATCTTTTGGTTTAAAATGGAGAGATTTAAAAAAGTTAATGGATTCTAATAAAACAATTACAGATAATGGAATTGTTTATCCAAAAATTTGTGCTTAA